GTGTTGTATCGGCGCAACAGTAGAGATAGTTATGAAACATAACTAAATTGGTTATGAAGCATAACGATATTATGTTAAGTTAATGCGTGTGATTCTTTCATGCACCATAACGCAAGCACCTAGAAAACCTCTCAAGATATTTCACCCTGTTTCACTAATGAAACATAAGTATTCATAATTACATGGTGCACTAATAAGTAGTAGTGGTTAACCCTATTAGGGTTTTTGTGTGGTCTTATAAATCAATGACTTACAAGCGCTGGCACGATTCTTTCACGCTATATATGTGAGAGCCTACAAAAAAGCTCTTATTTTTCAACTCGTTCATAGGTGTTCATATGAGAATCATTCCAATCGCGAAAGCTGCAGCACAGGCCGTTTGTGGCTCACTCACACAAACAAGCAAAATGCCCTGCAAATCTAGCTCTCTACCTACGGAAGCCTGTATTACTGGCTCGCGTATGGCCACAATGCCAGGCTCTATTTGCGCTAGCTGTTATGCCGACAAAGGTTTTTACAAAATGTACGCGAATACCATTAAGCCTGCACAATTTGCCCGGCTTGATGCTGTGTGGCAGGCCATGGAGAGCGCCGAAAATGCAGCGCTGTGGGTTTCCGGCATGGTTTCCCTTATTGGAGCCGATAAATATTTCCGCTGGCACGATTCCGGTGATTTACAGGGTTTAGCTCACTTAGAGTTAATCGCGGCCGTTTGTGAAGCTACACCGGGCTGTACACACTGGCTACCTACACGCGAATACAGCACAGTAAAAGATTACATTTCTAAGCATGGATCGTTGCCTGCAAATCTAATTGTCCGGCTCTCTGCCATGTATCCGGACGAGCCTGTAAAAATTCCGGCTTCATTGTCCGGTGTTGCAGGAATTACAGCCAGTAATGTCCACAGTGTAGGCAAATCGTTTGTAGGGGAGCGCTGCAGCGCGCCGGATAACAACGGAGCCTGTGGCTCATGCCGGGCTTGTTGGACAATGGCCGTTGTCTCTTATGAGCTTCACTAAATAAGGGAATAAAAATGCATAAAACAATGCTGGCTAAGTATCGGGGCCGCTGTGCTCTCTCCGGTGCTCCAATATTTCCAGGGGATCAAATAACATACGATACAGCCACAAAAAAAGCGTTTTTGTGTGAGCCAGGGGACTGTAGCGTTACAGGGGCTTATTTAGGCCAAAAAAAGCGGGTTTCCAATGTTTTTAGTATCGGTGGCCAAGAATACTACAGGAACAAGCACGGCCGTTGCATCGATGCACCGTGTTGTGGCTGCTGTACGATTTAATGCATAAACTGTAGGCCCTCTTATGGGGGCTTATGGCCTGTGCATTGTGTGTAGGGGATTTCCTGTGCTTTACAGGGTTTATAGGTGTTACATATGCGTGAGACAATTTTAGATTTTGTGGCCGCTGTGGTTTTGGGTTTAGGTTTTGCTGTACTGGCACTGGCTTATTTTGATTGCCTAATTTATTAATTTATAGGCTGCAGGCCCTTATTTAGGGGCTTGTGGCCTGTATATTGTTTACAGGGGCTTTACCCGTGCTTGTACGGGGTTAATAGGTGTTTTATGTCAATTTATCAACAAAACGGGTTTTCTAACCGCTCAGAGTACTTAGCAGATCTGGCCGACAATTTAGGTGTTGAGTTGTCAATCGTTCATGCTATGGCCGATTTGCTCGGGCCTAGTGAAGATTTTGACGGCCTGGTTACTTCATTAGAAGATTACAGCATGGGGTACTGATGATTTACGCGACAATTGCCCTAATTTTGCAAATACTGACAAAAAGAAAATAAGTCAGTAACCACTAACTTAACCCGCCATTGTGCGGGTTTTCTTTTGCCTGTTTTAAGCCCTTGCAGCCACTTTAAGCCACCACCCATGCCACCAATGCTTTTTATGTGGCTTGTAGCGCGTTTTAATCGGTTTTGGGGCTACTCGTGCGGGTGTTGATCGGTGCTCGAGACAGTTACTAGGCCGATTAAGTTTAAATCCATCTCATCAGTTAGCCCTAATTGGTAAAAATGCGCTGCCCAAACGATTGATAAACGAATTCCACCAGCTAGGCTGCCTTTGCCTATGCCTTTAAGAATCTCGCGCTCGGCATTGGTAAAGTGGACAACAGTGCCCCTCAATCCCTCTTTATTCATTGCTTGGCAACCCTTTTGCCTTTGATTTGCTCGCGCCAGTATTCTGCTATGAGCAGGCTTTCGGCTATGTTTATGTCTTTCTTTCGCTTTAATGGTGCTTCAGGCCAAAGCATACGCGCCATATCCAAGGCTTCGCCCTTGTCACTGGTTAAGTGAAAATGCTTTTTCCACACTTGCGGCCTTACCATGTGCAAAGGGTAGCGGGTAAGCTCACAAACGGCCGTAATAACGCCCACAGCCCTGCCAAATTGGAAAGTTGATGCTACCCCTTGGTTTGGCATTGAATGGACTTGCTCGCAGCAAATCTCCGCGCCTTCCTTTGGGTCAACCAGCCGCAGAATCATGTTTTTAAACACCATTGGCAGCACGTGCTTGTCTTGGTGCTCAATCATAAAACTGTCGAGATAATCGCCATTTGAGTGCAGAGCACCCACCGCGCCAGATATTGAGCCTGGGTCAATTCCTATAAATACCAAGATAGTTCTCCTTTTATTGCTTTTCCCACTCTGTGTAACGGTATTCGTATCTTGGAATCAATCCAAAAAACCAATATCCGACAAACACTTCTTCTAACTCACGATGCCAAATCTCAGGCTCTGCCTTATCTGGCCTATTGATGATTCTTATGAAATCGTCTTCAAAGTCACCAAGAAGGTAAGGTTTGAACTTCATTCTTTATCCCTCTTTTTCCATTGTTGTTTGGGTTTCGGCTCGGTTAGCAGTATTTCCTGAGTTTTGAACCTATGCAGATTAAAGCATTCCCTAGTTCTTAGCCCGTTCTTGGTGTGCTTAACATCAGTTGGGGCTTGGCATAGTGGGCATTTCATGTGTTATCCCTCAAGGCTTTCCTGCCCATGTCCGTCAATATGCTGCCCGAGTTCACCAAGCCTCTGCGCCTAAGTGACCAATAGGTATTCCATGAGCCAGGCTTCTTGTTGACCAGCTTGAACTTCCAGCCCAAGGCAAAGTGCTTGAGCATGAAGGCTTGATGCGGGCTAAGTTGGATTTTGGCCATCATTCTTCAGCCCTTAACCGCAAACCATTAACCGCCAAGGCTTCTTTGACAAACTGAATGCCCTTTGCCCCAAGATTGGGAACTCGCCTTAAATCACGCATTGACCACTCGCAAAGCTCTTTTTTGCTTAGGATGCCTTCTGCCCGTAAGCACCTAAAGTAGCGCAATGGTAGGTTCAATTCTTCCAAGTCTGCGGTTTTGTAGCGTTCTTGTTGCTTGGCTTCTTCTTCCCATTCTCGGTGGATGCGGGTTCGAACCTCTAGCATATCCTGAGCCATTCGGTAAGCGGTTTGAGCAATGATTGAACGATCTCGTAAAGGTTCTTTTGTCAGCATTGCAACCATTGTGTGGATGGCAAAGTGGTCAAGTAATTCTTCTTTGGTCATGTTGTCTCCTTAAACTGTTTGATTTTCTCTGCTGTCGAGATACCTAGACCAGCCAATTCTGGTGTCTCTTTCTCCAGTTTTCTGACCATGTGCCGAGCATGACCAATCGAGCCTGGATTCATGGCCATCAACGCATAGTGTCTGGCTAAGTGGTCTTTCAGGTGCTCGAAGTCTGGGCAAGTCCCCAAGGGCTTGTAAGGCTGCATTTGTGATAGCCAAGGACAGATTTTGTCCTGCTCTGATTCTGTCGAGAATGTCATTCGCTTGTGCTTTGTTCATCTTCCCAATCCTGTAAGTCTCGTGCAAGTATTTCGTTAATTGTCTTGGTTACATCACCATTGTTAGCAAACACTAACTTAACGCAGGCGGTTCTTTCTTGTTGAAGTGCTTTTCTAAACGCCAAGGCCACAAAGCTCGATTCAATGTAAACCTTATCGTCAACTGATGTTGTTGGAATCATGTCGTTTCCCAAGTAATTCTGCGATTTTCGCCCTTATCTCTGCTGGCATTGGGGCGGCTTTTTGTCTGTCTTGCTCGATCTTTACCAATGCCTCACTCCTAAATTGACTTGGTGGCGGTGGTGGTTCTGGAATCTCTGCACCATCCCATCTTTGTTGGTTAAGGTAGACCAATGGGGCAGGGATAAAAGCACCATTGCCTTTTTTCCATTGCTCTGTCGTTTTCATCCATTCCAGGTGCTTCAGTATCTGGTCTGTGGATAAGTCACATTTGAGCTTTACCCACTTCTTCAGGCATTCAGACTTAGCACCTTTTCTTGGTGATGATGGCCATGCCTGCCAGAATCTATCGAAGCCATTTGTTTCAGGCATAGGTTCTCCAAGGGTGGATAGACTGGCTATCCTGACCTCTCCAGACTTATCAGTGTTCATTCATTTACTCCTATTAACATTAGAAAAACCAAAAAGCCCCAAGTGCGCTTGACGGATTGATTCGCTTATACAACTGGCCTTGTTACCACCGTGTACCAGTTGCTTTACCAGTCGCTCAATCAACGCTGGTCGCCTTTTGCTCTCGGGTGTGTAAGAGTGCGGTGTTTTCTGACTTGGCAGCCCATGCAGGCCCAGTAACTTAACGCGAGTCACACGGTCACTGCCAAAACAAAAACCCCCAAACACTTTTGGTGATCTTGGCCTTGGCGAGGCGGCAAGCAAACGATTGGCACTACCCAAACATTCATTTACTGCTTTGCAAGACCACCAAAAATATTCGGGGGTTCTAGGGATAGTGCTATCGTCTCGATGCCACTCAAGACGGTTTGAATTATACACACTCATTGCAGTGATGCAATAGCCACAAATATCAGGACAAACCCCAATACTGGCAAAAAACCAAAGCAATAGCTGAGTATTGCCAAACCAATTAACAATACCCATCCCATTATTTAACTCCTTTGTTTTCAAGCTCAATTAACAATTCAATGTAATGTTTTGCTTTTTCCAAGTCTGCCACACCATTTTTCTCTTTCCATCGGGTGATGTACTTGACCACATTGCCCTCACAAAAACCCATTTTGTTGGCATGGATGTACTCAATGGGTTGGATGGCTTTGTCCTTGTAATGATTGCCACCCACCTGCTTCATCAAAGCACCGTTCTTGTCGTATTGAAGTTGTCTCATACTCTTGGATAAACAAAGTTGTCACCGAAACGGCTAGGGTAGTTCAGGAAGTCATATGCGCCTGGTCGTTGGCAAGTCTGGCGCAGCTCTGCCCCGTCATAAAAGCCCTCTGTCGTACCCGCACAGATTCTGTCCACAAATATCTTCTTCTGTTGTTTTTCAGCAACAGCGGCATATCCTGAGTGTGTCAAATGCCAGTTTTCTTGGATTTCAATCACATAACCAGCGGCTTGTAGTTCAGCCAGATAACGCTCAAAATGAACGGATAGGTGGGCGCTTTGGTCATTGTGGGAGAAAGATTTCAGCGTTCTTGGGCCTTTTTCTAGGCGCTTCAAGATGTTCAGTTGGTGGATTCTCAGTTGCATATCAGCCCTTTTTGGTTGTTGACCAACAAGGATAAGGCAAAACATGGTTGTTGCGTACTAGGGTTTGTCCTAGTTCACAAGACTTGCTAAACACATGAGAATCAAGTCTCCATCAATTAACAGGAGTGAATATGAGTGTGAAAGTAACTGACTTTGAGCACAGCATTGAGGTGCATTTGTATGGTGTCGGAGAGTGTGTGGTTGCCTTTGACATTATCGACGCTGATGACCACGGCGGGCCAACGATTGACTTTGCCGTGTTCTGTGAAGACAAGCACGTGACCTACGACATTGACAAGCGCCAGTACAACTACTGCGAGCACAAAGCGTATGTTGAGATGGAAGACATTTTGACAGAGTGGAAAAACGATTGGGAAGAGAATTTTTATGACGAAAGACGAAATGATCGTGAGTTTGCGTATGGTCGCAGCTTGTGAAAACACAATCAAAGCTATGACAAACGCATACGAACTAGGTGAGGAAAATGAGCGCGACATTATCTGTACGCTTATTTTCAGCATCATTGAAGACCACGCACTGGCTAACAAGCTGGTGGACACGATCAGGGTGCGCCAATGAGTGATGTAATTTATCTTCTTGTCGGCATCGGTCTTGGCCTTCTTATGCGTCTTTTTCTGGCAATCATTGATATGTATATCAAGGACATACAGAAATGAACATACTGCAAGAAATAGAAGATTTCAAATACAGGGAGCATCAACACCAACAAAATGAGATGCTTTTACAGCGTATCAAGATGTTGGAAGAAAAGGTAGCGATGTTGCTACACAAAATCAATGAACTGGAGAGGCGTTATGAGTGAACTATTGCAAGAAATCATGGAAGACGAAGCACAGCGTTTGTACTGCGCTTATTGTGCTCAACCAAAGACAAGCTATTCCTGCTGTCAGGAAAACCACTTCATCGAGTTCAAAGACCTTGATGATGAAACCCAACTAGAAATTGCAAAGGAGATCGCAAATGTTTAACAACACAACCCGTTCATTCCCACGCCGTTTGGAAGACGCTTTTCCAGAGGAATACATGAACAAGAACGTCATTGAAGGGCCGTTTCATTCTGCCCCGCACATCAGTGACTACTCTGTCTTGTTTGGCATAATCATCACCTTTTCCTTCTGTGGAATTATCATGTGGAACTATCTATGAACGACTACTCGACAATACTTATGCGGATTGAACAATCAGTGAAATCCCTAGATAAAAAGTGTCTCAACAAGCAGTATGATGGCTTCATCCAAGACATAGGCAGCATCAACAACGACTTGACAATGCTGAGTCATTGGATAGGTGAACAACAGGTTAAAGAAAGTCAATCTAACAGGAGTGAATAATGGAAAAAGAACAAGTGTTAAATCTTTTAAGTAAGAATGTCAACGAGCATACAGAGAAGAAGAACAATCTTACCTACCTATCTTGGGCATGGGCATGGGCAGAAGCTCTAAAGGCAGACGCAAATGCCTCATACAAGGTAGAAATGTTTAATGATGGTGATGGTGGAAGTCCAACCTGCTACATGGACATAAACGGCACTGCAATGGTGTTCGTGACCGTCACAATGTTCGGCAAACCAATGACTTGCCAACTGCCTGTGATGGACTACCGCAACAAGGCAATCCCAAACCCTGACGCTTTTGCTGTCAACACGGCAATCATGCGTTGCATGACAAAGGCATTGTCTTTGCATGGCCTTGGCCTCTATATCTATGCAGGAGAAGACCTGCCAGAAGGCGAGGAAGAGGAAAGTATGTTGGATGTGAATGTCATGATTGATTATCTAGCGGCTATTGAAGCGGCTCCAACAATGGAGGATTTGAAGAATGTCTACATTGCTGCTTACGCTGCTTGCGATGGTGATAAGGGCTGGCAAAAGAAGGTGATGGATGCCAAGGAAAAGCGTAAAGGAGAGTTGAAATGACAGATAGAGCATTTCCTAGCACTTTCCATAATGGATGGGGAGAGCCAGAAAAAGGCATGACATTGCGTGACTATTTTGCTGCCAAGGCTTTATTGGCTGGATGGGCGGCTAATATGACACCAGCTTATGACAACGACACTCGCGCCAAATACGCTTACGAATTGGCAGACGCAATGCTGAAAGCGAGGGAAGCATGAGTCAAGAAATCGTACAAGGCAGTGACGCTTGGAAGCAACTCAGGCTTGGTAAAGTAACTGCCAGTCGAGTCAAGGACATTGTTGCTACCACCAAGACAGGCTATTCAACAAGCCGAGACAAGTACATGACGCAATTGCTCTTGGAGCGCTTGACAAACACCGTGGCAGAGTCGTACACAAACGATGCTATGTCTTGGGGTACAGAACAAGAGCCGTTCGCTAGAGCTGCCTATGAGGCTGCCAAGAGCGTTATGGTCGATCAAGTGGCATTCGTCAACCATCCAACCATTGAGCAAGCTGGTGCATCTCCAGATGGGCTTGTCAATGACGATGGTTTGGTAGAGTTAAAGTGCCCTATGAGCCACACACACTTGGAAAGCCTCTTAGGTGGTCTTGATGACCAATATAAGGTTCAAGTACAGTGGCAAATGGCCTGTACAGGGGCTAAATGGACTGATTTGTGTTCATTTGACCCAAGGTTTCCCGCAGAATTGCAGTTGGTCATCAAGCGTTTTGAGCGTGATGATGCCTATATTGCAACGCTGGAGAAAGAGGTTATCAAGTTCCTGACAGAGCTGGATGACAAGTTAAACAAAGTTAAATCAAGAGGTTAATATGGAAAAAGAAGTGCGTGATAACAGTGGCGTTTTGTTCAAGAACGACAAGAAAGAGAACGAAAAACATCCTGACTACAAAGGCAGCATTGTGGTCAATGGCCAAGATTACTGGCTTTCTGCTTGGATTAAAACAGGCAAAAGTGGCAAGTTCATGGGGTTGGCAGTGTCACCCAAGAATGCCCAACCAATGCCAGTAAAGGCTTCTAACAGCGTTGCCGATATGGACAACGATGTACCTTTCTAAAGTGTGAATAATGGGCGAACGGACGGATGCAGGCTTGAATTGATTGGACTCCTTGATAGCTTGTGCAGACTTAGTAGCCCACCTTTTTTAACAGGAGTGAATTATGAGTTTAGACAAAATCTGGTTTGGTGGTGCAGTAGAGAAATTCTTTGGCTCACCAGCCTTCAAATTACACCGTAAAGACGCGCCAGCCACATCGGTTCAGGCAGCAGAGAAGGTGGACACACCAAGCCTAGAAAAGATGGTCTATGAGGCTATTAAGAGCTTTGGTGAGCATGGTTGCATCAGTGACCAGATTCTTGAGATGTTCCCGCAGATGCCCTATTCCTCAATTACAGCCCGTTACAAGGCTTTGTTGAGCAAAGGGTACATTGAGATTACAGGCACACGGGTTGGCAAGTCTGGTCGCCAACAGAGAGTGATGGTGGCAAGATGAGTATTGAAGCAATGAAACAGATGATCGAGGCGTTGGAAAACACGCTTGGATTTACTGGGTCGCGTCAAATAGATTCCGCCACACGACAAGCCATCCAAGCAGGTCGCCAAGCCATCGCAGAGGCAGAGAAGCGCGATGTTTCTCAAGAGCCTGTGGCGTTAATGGTCGTCAATGGTGAGATTTCCTACAAGTCCACTGATGATGACCAGTCGTTTGGGATGTGGTGTCCAGTTAATTACGACAGTAGCCACTCGTTTCCTGATGGAACAAAGTTCTACACCCACCCACAACCAAAGCGTGAATGGGTTGGGCTGACAGTAATGGAAGCGGTAGAACTGGACATTGCAACAAATCATCCAAGGGAGTTTGCCGCAGCCATTGAAGCCAAACTCAAGTCTAAAAATGGCTTTTAAGACCGTTCTTGCCAAGGGCGCACCTTGGTACGATATTCCCAAGCCTAAAAAGGCAGAGGTCAAGAAGAAACGCGCTAGACCACCTCAGATTGACGCAAACTTCAAGAAATGGCTAATCAAGGAAGGATATGTAAATGACAGACGAGGATGATGAGTTCCAGCGTATTGAGCGTGAGCAAGCCTTTGGTTGGCGTAAGCAGCATATCGAGCAACGCAAAGAGCTAGACCCGTACCGCAATTTGGTACTAGAAGAGGTGGCGTTGCAGTTTGACATGATGCCAGCCTTGGGTGACACAGCGGCTAGTTTTGCGGCTTTTGTAAGGGGAATGAAGAGATGAGCAACATATTCATGCTGTCAACAATCCTCATTCTGGGTGCTCTGATAGCCGTTTGCACATTTGTCTTTGTCCTAGCCCTAAAAGCTATTGACTAAGAGCCGCTAGCGCCTGTTTCGTGTGCAGGATGCGGTCTTCTAGGCCGATAGTCCCACCATTGATTTTCTTGGTCAATTTGACCCAATCTGCCGATTCTGCAATCTCATTGCATCCATGAGTTTGCCAATACCATCCAGCAGTCATGGCAGCATATTTTGGTGTGGCAACTAGGTCAGGCTCCATCACGAAGTCAACTCCGAGCGCTTTTCCTGCGTGAAAATAGTTGCTATGCCCTGTCAATTGGATACACCCACGGCCTCGAAAACGATACCCATCTCCAGAAGCCTCATCCCGATTGCCCATGCGGTTGGCGTAGACCATGTTGGCTATCTTCTTAGGATTCCCCGCATATTGGTTCGCTATTTCCAGTGTTGGGAACCGTTTTGGCCACAACTTCATCAAGGTTGCGGCGCGATAGTTGAGGTTCTCTTCTAGGATGCGGAAGTGGCCGCACTCGTGGCCACACTGCCCAATAAATGCTGCTTGCTGATTCGGGGTCAGAATCCCAAACTGGCTGAAAGTGTCGTTCAGTGCTGTTACCCATTGTTGACCAATATGAAGTTTTGCTAATTGCTCACTGGTTGCCATTGATAGTCTCCCGAATCTTCTGATATGCATCTATGCAAGCATTAAGTTGAGCCGTGTTCCTGTCGCCTTGGGCAATTATTTCTGCGATGGCGGCGAGGGTTTGTCGCTCTTGTTCGTCAATACTTGGATTAGCCTGTCCGTTAGGTTTACTTCCTGCTTCTTGGCTATCTCTGGCGGGAGAGGTGGAATTTGTGGCGGCTTGTACGCAACTTGTGGCGGGGAGGCGCACCCTGCCAGCACTGATAGCGCGATCAAGAGCAGACTGTTTTTGACTAATGGCATTGTTGGCCTCCAAAAGTTGTGAAGATGTGTTATTTAAGTCCTGCGCTAGCTTTTGCTCTTTGGCGCGGGATTCCTCATTCAGCCGAGCAATCTCAGCCTGCATCTCAGCTTCTCGCTGCTTGTAACCAGAGTGTGTGCCGTACTTGTATGTCCCAAGGACAACGCAAATAGCACCAATAATCATCCAAGGATTTATCATTTTTGCTCTGCCCTAGCTAATGCCAATTCCTCACGCTCATGGTCAGGCTCCAAATGGTTGGGCGGCGTGGTAGGAGGTGGCGGTGGAGTCCAAGTCTCATCTAGTTCAGGGTTGACCCATACAGGCAATGCACCTGATGGGTCACTTGGCTTTGGGGGCGTGGTGTCTCCCTTTGGCGCTTCAGGTGGTGTGCCTAAATTATTGGCAACAGCACCGACAGAACGCTTGGTCATCACTCCACCAATACCACCAACAATCAGCAAAACAATGTCGTTCAGCATCTTGAGATAGCCTTGGTCGATAGGAGCCATAGACTTGATGGGTTGGGTAACGAAAGTCACGCTGTAAAGCATGAAAAACACGATTCCAGCCAAGATAACAGTCACGATGCCGACCACGAAGGCCCACACCCTGATCTCAATTTCCGCTGGCGTTAGAGGCTGCTGGTTGGGGTTGTTCTGCAATTTTCTTCTCCAAAACAGGGGCTACAAGGTACTCTGGGCAAGTTTGGGTAAACAAGCACCGTGGTTTCTGACATTCAGGTAAGTTGAACTTGTCGGGGTTTTGGCAGGTATAGCGGTATCTGTCCTCGCACCCCACTAGAGCCATCAGAATCAGGATTGTTGCTAGGCTTTTCACGTTTTCCCTCTTTGAGTTGATCTTCAAGTTTCTGCCTCAGTTGCTCATTCTTACGCCTATCTGACTTAATCTGCTCTGCAATAATTCTGTTCTCAAGATAGATAAAGGCAACAGCGGGGAGTGCGATAAAGCTGACGGTGGCGAATAAGACCATGCCCCAAAAGTAGATTTTTGCATCGTACTCTGCGATATTAGCCATATAAACACCCAGAAAATGACAATCAGCCCAAGCGTCACCCAATGCGGAACACAGCGGTCAACCCTGTCATTCTCCGTCTTAATCTGGTCAATACGCTTTTGCTTCTCGTTCTTCCTGTCCCTTTCCCTTGCCTTCTTCTGCTCATCAAGAATCCGTGAATACATCGCTTTATAGCGGCTATACAACGGCCCTAATTGTTGCGGAGCCTCGTTCATCAACTCCCTCAGTTCCGCACCACACTTGACCAACTTTGTCTCAATCGAGATAAGTTCCAATGCGCCAATGTTATTGTCTCCATGTGACGAACTAAAGACCTTTCTTTCTAAAT